TCCGTTTCCTGTGGTGCTGGTATGCCGTTGTCCTGCTGTGCTGCTTTACTTTCCGCAAAACCTGCCGCTTCCACTACCACATCCGTTGTATAGACCTTCTGTCCGTCCTGGTTCGTATAGGAACCTGTCTGAATCCGGCCGTTCACCTCCATTTTTTTTCCTTTCGAAAAATACTTTTCGATAAATTCGGCTGTTTTTCCGAATGCAATGCAGCCGATAAAGTCTGCACTCGGTCCGCCTTCCTGACGGAACCGTCTGTCTACTGCCAGGGTAAATCTGGCAATTGACAGGCCACCGTCTGTATATCTGATCTCCGGGTCACGCGTAAAGCGTCCGGTCAACTGTACACTGTTCATTCTGTTTCTCCCTTTCGGTCTGGTGTTTTTTCAAAGATACTCATGATATATTTAAATTCCCCGATTGTAAGCTCTTCGATCGTCTTTGCATTTACCTGCTTGCGTCCCAGGATGATCTTGTCCGGAACCCCGGTACGTTTCTGTTCTGCACGGACTGTGGCAATCATCTCCTTTGTTGCAGGACTGCCCACGTTCACTTCCGTTTCGCTGCCTTCCGGTTTTTCCGCCTTCTTCTCAGGCTCTGCTTTTTTTTCAGAAACCGGCTTCTCTTTTGCTTCCTGCTTCTTCGGCTGTGCCGCTGCCTTAGGTGCTGCCGCCTTCTTCGCTTTTTGCCCTTTCGTCCCCTCTTCCTGGAGTTCCAGTGACTCCGCATCCGGATCCACCATGTCTTCTGTCGGAATGCAGAATACCTGAAAGCATGCATATTTATACGCAATCGCCATGGCCTTGTTAGTTGCCTTATCACCTGTATCGATACCTTCTCCGTAGATAATCGCTTCTTCGTTTGACCCGTCTTCCGCATAAAACCCAAACTTTACCTTACAGAT